GTGATGCACCCTTCTCTGATCGCCCCTTCCAACATCTTCATCCCCGCTTCGTCTGGGTCGGCAGCAAGTATCACGCGCTTGCCCTCTTCGATCTGATCTCTGAGGACTTCGCATCGATGCTTGCCGATAGACGAGCCACTAGCCGCTATAAATCTGTAAGGGTTTTTGGTGATGCCGCCGTAGTGTCGATTGAATGTCTGTTGAAGGGCGATCGAGTTGAAAGCACCTTCTGTGACGACTAAGTACTTGACGTTAAATGGCAGCTGTGCCTGGTTCCAGCCGTAAAATAGCTTACCAAGCTTTGTACCCGGAACGGTAGTGATTTTCCAAGTGTTGCCGTCTTTTTCTCTGGGCTGTATGAAGCGGACTTGTGCACCCACACAAGTGTTCTCATAGTAGTAGGGAAAGACGATCCCTTCTCGATCTATGTCGTAGTAGAGCCCATCGCCAGGCTCTATACCCCTAGACTTCAGATAGTCTATGCCGTTTTGTGCTTGCTTGTCCCACAGAGGAATGAAGTGCCTAGGCCACTCCATCTTCCGCAGCTCTCGGTCTTCTGGATCGTCCTGGGTTACTTTGGCGATCTCTTCTTCGGTGGGTAGTTCGATACCGTGCAAGTCACAATACTCATCTAAGTTCGTGGAACCACCACACTTGTTGCAGTAGATCCACGGCACGTCCCATCGGTCTTTGTGGTAGTAGATTGTGTCGTGTTTAGAGCGACACGTCAAACAGCGCTTACTGAGTTTAGCCATAACATTACCTTACATTCTATTTAGTTACCGAAGTACGATTGGCGTACGCCGTTGATAAACACAGCAGGATTATCCGCAGTTTCCTCGTTCAAAAGCTGCTCTTCGGTTTCGTTGGTACTAAGGTTGCGCACTAGGATCTTCACGCACTGGTCTTCGTTGTTGATTGCGAGCAGTGAGATCTCGTAGTTACCGACTACGAACACGCGGCGCTTGGTCAACCACCAGGTCATTGCGTCTGTGATTTCTACGGTCTTGGCTGGTCTCTTCATGGATCATTCCTCCTTTGGGGTATAAAATACTGACACAGATCATTAGGGGATCGGATGAAGATACTCGTAAATAATTCCACGACTACCGTCGTATCCCCTGATAATGAATTGATATCGGGATTACGAAGACTTTTTACCATGAGAGATAAATCTAAAGAGTATCAAGTCAACCGTATGTCAAAAAATCCCTACGCTCGTATGTCTAAGGCGTATGAGCAGCTCAAATCCCAGGTCTACACCTCGCTACTAGATGAGTCTGTACCAGGTCAAGTCTCGTTCCCCACTCCGCTACTGGAGGTCTCTGGTCTACAGCCTACTGTAGACAGTAGATCTAGCACGGGCAAGACTATTTCCCTACCCTGGGACTCGTCCTACAAACCGGTGCAGCTCAGGCCGTACCAAGTCGAAGCCGTAGAGAAGGCAGCCAAATCCCAACGCGGCATCATCAACATGGCTACCGGCTTGGGCAAGTCTAAGGTCGCCATCTTCCTTACTCGCCAACTCAAGAAGCGTACGCTCATAGTGGCACCCAACAAATCAATCGCCAACCAACTGTACGACGAGCTCTGTCAGTGCTTCGGCAAGCACTGCATCGGCTTCTACGGCTCCGGCAAGAAGAAGCTGGGTGACGTCACCGTGGGTATAGCGCAGACCGTAGTCAACCACGTAGATGACTTCAAAGCCCACGACCTAGGCTTGGTGATAGTCGATGAAGCGCACCACACCGCAGCCACCACATTCTACTCCATAGTGGAGTCACTCTCCCACGTGGGCAACATCTACGGCCTCACCGCTACCGCCTTCAGGTCCGACGGCAAGGACCTACTGCTGAACGCTGCGTGCGGGTTCCCTGTAGTCGAGTACGATGTGAAGTGGGGAATCCAGAACGGCTGGTTGGCAGAGCCAGTGTTCATCACTCGTAAGATTCGAACCTCGACCCCGGACTACGATGATAAGCTGATGGCATACAAATCCCACATCCTCTCGGCCACAGAGATATCCTCTAGGATAGAGATCGATGCCCAGAAGATGATGCAGGCAGGTAAGGCTACTCTGATACTAGTGGACACCATCGAGCACGGCGAGGCGCTCTCGAAGTCGCTGGGTATACCGTTCGCCAAGGGCGAGGACAAGCAGTCGGAGGCTTACGTAGACCAACTCAACCAAGGCAAGATAGTTGGATTAGTTGCCACGGAGGGCAAGGCAGGAGAAGGCACCGATACCCGCAACGTAGACTGCCTCATCATGGCTCAGTTCACTGCAAGCAAAGGCGCAGTACTCCAAGCAGTAGGAAGAGGATTGCGTAAACAAGGCAATAAAACTCATTGTTACATTCTAGACTACTGGCCGACCTCCAGCCGTATGCTAGGTAGGCACGCAGCAAAGCGAGTAGAATTCTACCAAGAAATCACAGATCAAGTAAAAGTCCTAGATCAGTAGGGAGATCCACATGCAAGAAGTAAAGATGATTGGTCATGGGCGTTACTCAATCTCTAGAGTCGGAGATGGAGTTGGTGACTCTGGTCCAATGCTAGAGTCAATCAACCCAGAAACACTAGAGACCACCTCTGGTGTAATCAAGGTAGGTTGCCGCATCCGCTGCGGTTCTATATACGCCAGGACCTACGCTAGCCAAGACTGGTGGCTGACCTCCAAGGTGACTGAGATCTTCGATCACGAAGAAGGTGAGTTCTCCTCGTCGTGTAAGTTTAGGACTGAGTCTAACTCCGTCTACATCTGCAAGAATTTCTGACTTACCCTGTATCTGATGACAGTACAATCAACGACGTACCGTGTCATAAACAAGGAGACCCAATGTACTCGAATTCAAAAAGCGTCAATAGTGTTCTCACCAACAATGTTGCAACAGTTGAGTCTAATTTATCGAAAAGCACTCTAGAGCTATTAGAACAGTTCAGATCCCTCCCAGAAGGATCCTATACCCGGGATGAAAGTCTAAAAATTCTAAGTCGACACCCTACTGAGCTATCAGACGCAGAAGTAAGCTCTTTTCTAAGAGAGGTTTTAGATCAAAACCCAACTAGCCGTTTAGATGATCTGAATGCGTTGACGCTAGCAGATGGTACACATTTGTTGACCGCTTACTTCCGCCAATAAGAAATCATGAACAAGGAGACACAATGTCATTAAATCCAGAGAACAAGTGCGCCCAGCTTCTAAGCAACCCAGTAGCAGAGCTAGAGCTTGGCGAGCAGTCGCTGGTCAAGATGTTTGACATGCAGAAATCTCTGCAAGAGAGACTTGGCTACGACTTCGACAATCTGACCATGGAGCAAAGAGTTGCCCACTTGAAGGAGAATTGGATCGCGCTTAGTGACGAGTTCAGCGAGACGCTCGAGCGTTTGCCGTGGAAGAAGTGGAAGAAGTATACTCCAGAGGCAAAAGCCGACTGGACCTCAGAGGAGCAGAAAGTTGAGACACAGTTCGAAGTTATCGATATGTTTCACTTCATGATCAACATGGCCCTCCTGGTGGGCATTGATGGAGAAACTGCGTGGAAGATGTACGCGCAAAAGAACGCAGAGAATTTCGCACGTCAAGATAGAGGCTACTAACACCACTACCTAAGTACAACCCTCCTCACAGGAGGATTCATGAGAATCACGCCATCCGCTTTCCCATCGGCCATAAACATAAAGCACGCCAAGCCGCTAGATAAAGAGAGTATCTGGCCGATGAACGTGGAGCTTGCCGTTTTTAGCGTACCCATCCGTAAGAAAGATGGGTACGACCTTGCTTCTGTGCGATCGCTTGCAACTAAGCTTAAAGCCTCTATGGCACCAAATGGCAAGGTATTTATAAACTGCTATGCCCCAGCGGAATGTAAGTCTAGACCTTTCGAGGTGGCAAGTGAGATGGCCAAAGCTGGCTTCAACCATGTCGAGAATCTAGTGATAGAAAAGACATGGATGCCAGGTAGGAAGTCGGACTCTACTCTGGTCAACACCCATGAGTTCGTGTTCTTCTTCGTGAACGGCGAGCAGTGGACGATAGACAGAGCACCAGTGAGGCAGTATCTCATGCTGCCAGAGGATCAGCCATGCTGTGGAAACACTTGGCTGGTACAGTCAGGCTCCCTAGACGAAGCTTACTCAGATGACCTGGCAGAGCTGATAGTCCGCTTCTCAGACCTGCTTCCAGGTAGCTCGGTGTTTGACCCGTACATGGGTAACACCGGCATCATCAAGGCGTGTCTTAAGTTAGGTCACTCACTCACGGGCTTCGAGTCCGACCTAAAGAAGATCAAGCAGTATCAGAAAATAATCGAAGAATTTAAATTGGAGGAGTAACATGAGCATCGCTTACATCAAGTCTAAGGCCAAGACTACGGTCTCAGGTCAGAGTGAACTAGAGAAAATTGTGGACGAGACTTTGGCCCACGCCGCTACGGTAGTGGGAAGAACACTCGGGCCAAGTGGGCGCCCCATAGTTCTGGAGCGAGAGGGACTTTCACCCATCATCACCAAAGATGGTGTCACGGTGCTCAAGCACCTAGGTCTACCTTCTGCAACCCACAATCTCATCCTGGACACAGTGAAGGAGGTATCCCTCAACACAGCCAGGGACGCAGGTGACGGCACTACTACCGCTATCGTGCTGGCAGATGCCATCGTGCGTGAGGGTAAGAAGTATCTGCGTGAGAATCCAAAGTCAAACCCACAGCGCGTGATGCGCGAGCTACAACACTGCTACAGCTCTGTAGTTGTTCCTTTCCTAGAGAGGGTATCAACCCCAGTAACTACCGACGAGCACCTACATCGCGTAGCCATGATCTCCGCCAACGGCGACGAGGAGATCGCCGCTTCGGTGGTCAAGGCCGTAACTGCTGCAGGCGAAGACGGAACTGTCCTGATCCAGGAAGATCAGGGCGGAGGGATGCGAGTAGAGACAGTCGACGGTTACATCGTCACGACTGGACTTAGGGACATCGGTGCTATCGGCGTAGCTTTCGTCAACGACCGTGCTGGGCAGCAAGTCAAGATGGACGCGGGACTAGTAGTACTGTTCGACGGCACACTGAACGATCTCGTACTACCTGCTGCGATCCAGAGTGCTTGCGAGAACAACCCCGATTTGTACGGTAAACCCATCGTCGTATTCGCACACGACTTCTCCGACCCCGTCATCGAGAAGTTCTTGAAATCGACCAAGGCGGGAGTCACAGTACTTCCAATCAAGACACCCAAGTCTACGCTCACCAACAGCAGAACTATGTTTCTGCAAGACATGTCGGCTTACGCCGGTGGCACGGTCATGGACCCAGCTACCGCACCTGGCTTTACCGAGAACAACTTCGGCTTCTTCACTCAAGTCAGATGTGGCTACTACGAGACCTTCTTGCAAGCAGAGGTAGACTCGGAGCAACTAGAGAGTCGCGTAGAGGAGCTCAAGGCAATTCTAGCTGGAGCTAGATCAGAGCACGATCAAGCCCACTTGCGAGCACACCTAGGTAAGCTCACTGGCGGTATCGCTACGGTTTGGGTAGGCGGAATGACGGATGCTGAGATCCGTGAGCGCAAAGATAGAGTGCAAGACGCAGTTGAGGCAGTTAGATCTGCAGTAGCAGAAGGTATCGTACCCGGTGGCTGCTCTACTCACTTGTCTCTAGCGGTAGAGATCCTCGGCAGCAAGTCGTATGCTCACTCCTGGAAGATCCTCAGCCAAGCCCTTAATCAGCCTATCATAAAACTACTCTCCAACTGCGGAGAAGAAGAGCTGATCCCAGAGGTCATGACTAACATCTGCGACAGCATCAACTCGAACGGCATCGCCACTAAGACCTTCGACGCAGATGTCCACAAGATGGTGGACGCGGTAGAAGCAGGGATAGTAGAACCAAGCAAGGTCCACCGTATTGCCATCGGCAACGCGCTATCCGTAGCAGGTGTGCTGATGACCGTAGGTGGTATCGTAGTTTCTCCACGTGACTACAATCTAGAGACTCAACTAGAGCTCTCTAGGGACGCTTTTAAGAACATGCTGAACCAAGGAGACGAGCAATGATCAAGACAATTTTAGAGCAGCTGTGGGCGAACGAGAAGACCAGGTACGTGCTACTGGTAGTTGGTGGGCTACTGGTCGGAGTACTGTCGACCGTGCTCCTGTATCCAACCAAGCAGATCCGAGAAGAAGCACAGAAAGAACTACGTGAGCAAGTGCAGCAGGAAGCACAGTCCTCTTTTGCAAAGAGAGAGCAAGAGCTTACAGAGCGCTTCACAAAAGAAGTGAATACGCTTACCTCCCAAGTAGAGAAGTCCATGCAAGAGCAATCTTCCCTCCAGAAGAAAGTATCCTCTCTGACCACCGAGAACACGCAGCTCAAGCAGAAGCGAAGGGTTGAGACTATCATCGTCAAGAAGCCAGATGGTACAGAAGAGACCCACATCGTTGACGTCACGGATACCGAGTCTATCTCATCCAAGCACGAGCAGCAGATCTCAGAGCTAAACGAGACCCACAAGCAAGAAGTAAAAGAGCTGGAAAACAAGCACCAAGAGCAGATCGTGGCTGAGCAAAACAAGTCACAGAAGAAAATAGATGAGGTCTCGCAGGAGCTCTCGAAGTCCAAGCAGACAATCGAGCTCCTAGAGAAGACCAGTAAAACCATCACTACCAACGTGCGCAACTTTGGTATCGGCGCTGGATACACTACTGATCGCGACTACTCCGGCGAGGTGTCGTACCAGTTCTGGGGTCCAGTCTACATGCAGCTCTCAGGTGACTCTGACTTCAAGTCAGATTACCTCGGCAGAGCAACCCTGGGGATCCGCTTCTAATATGCCCAAATATACGTTTCAATGTACTAAGTGTGGACACAAAAAAGCTGCGTACACGAACACTAACATTCGTGTTGCTCCGTGCCAAGAGTGTCATAGCCCTGCAATCAGGTTACCTCCAAACACCAACAAGGCTAATGTCACAGAACTGATCGATTCCTATTCCGGAGTACATCTATCCCCAGAATACAGGAACGAGATGGATCAGAGATCTCTAGATCACTTCTGGGCAGTCGAAGTGCCGAGACTAGTTGGTGAGCACCCAGAAGCCGAGTGTCTAGCCAATGGCTGGCTCTACAAGAATGAAAAGGGAGAGCTCTGTATTCAGACCAAGCCGCCCAACAGGAGATGATGCTTGCAGATACAGTCGATCAAGATAAGTAACTTCCTCAGTATCGGGGAAGCAGAAGTACAGTTCCCAAATCAAGGCATGCTACTAATAGAGGGTTGGAACCATGACAATCAGTCAAGCAACGGCGCTGGCAAATCTTCTATTCTGTCTGCAGCATCTTGGTGTCTATACGGTAAACTCCCCCGTGGGATCACATCTACTTCTGTTACTAGATCCGGAGAAAAGTCCACATCTGTATCACTTGAATATAGATCTAATACTGGACACTTTAATATCCAGAGAACTAGAGGCCCTAACGCGCTCTGGCTCTCGGTGGATGGTGAGGACCCAAAGCAAGTAGATCAAGAGCAGCTTGATGAGATACTTGGCTTATCCTACGAACGCTTCCTACAGATAGCTTACTTCGCACAAGGTCTAGGCCAGAGGTTCCTAGATCTGTCAGATACAGATAAGAAGCAGCTATTCCTAGATCTGTCCAACTCGGTAGACTACTCTGCAGCAAAGCAGAAGGTTGAGGCAAAGCTCAAAACTCTTGTCTCTGAAAAATCAGCGTTAGAGCTTAGGTCAGCGCAGGTCAATGCTAAGCTAGAAGAGCTGTCCTCTGTAACTATAGATACGGTTGCATTAAACCAAACCTTAGAGCAACTATACTTGCAGCGAAGCAAGCAGCAACTCCACATGTTAGAACTATCTAAAACTCTGAACCCTCCAGATACAGCTAAACACAAAGATCTTTTGTCCAAGCTCAGAGGGCAGCTATCTAAGATACAAGAAGCGAAAGGCGAGTTGCGGCAGCTGCACATTCAGCTCAAGCAGCTCAGCGCACCCATTGAGAAACCCTCGCCTCTGCCTTGCCCACACTGTAATGGCGCTCTAACCATAGACGAAGACACAGTAGTTGTCTGCGATACCCAAGCCATGGAAGACTCCTACTTCAGGCTACTAACTAGACAGAAAACCAGAGTCGAGGACATCAAGTCTAAGATCATCGACGTCGATTCCTTGGTCTCAAAAGAAGAGAGAACCAGAGAGGCGATCGAAGCCTGTGAGCAAGAAGTGCGAGATCTATCCACTAAGTACCTTGAGACAAAGTCTGACATGGATCAACTGACCATGGCTATCAGTAAGACCAACCATTCTGTTGAAATCACGCTAGCAGAGGTGTCTAGAGCAGAGGCACTGTCCTCTAGGTTGGGTAAACTCAGGGACGAAGCCGAATCCATATCTGTCGATATCGCCGAGCTGAATTCAAAGATCCTCATCCTGAGTGAAGCGATAAGTGTCCTTGGACCATCCGGTATCCAAGCCTACGTGCTTGATTCCATCATAGACCAGTTCAATGAGTTCGTTAGAGGCGTCTTGTCTGAGGCTTGGCCATCTATAACCTACGAGTTGCTGTCGTTCAAAGAGAATAAAACTGGGGTCGTATCCACTAGGTTCTCAGACTCTGTGTCTATAGACGGTAGGGTTACCACTATAGGAGCCATGTCTGGTGGCGAGAGGCGCTGTCTATCTATAGCCATAGACCTCGCGGTATCCAAGGTACACTCCCTATACTCTGGTGTCCAGGTTGCCCCGCTGATACTAGACGAGCCCTTTGACCACATGGACTCTACCAATAGAGAGCGAGCTATCTCCATACTCCAGACCGTGGCTAACGATACCACAATTGTGGTAGTCGATCATGCCAATGAAGTCAAGGGGTTATTCGATTCCATCATCACCGTGGAGAAGAAGGGTGGTATATCTGCCGTCAGGGTAGAATAGATATAGCCACATCGGAGACCTTGGTGACAGATAAACTAGACAAAGCCATACCAGGCATCCCATCACCTACTGCGCCAAAGCCACCCAAGGTGCCTTCTATGGCACCTACGTCTAAGAAGTCTGCGGTCAAGCAGATAGAGCAGCTCAAAAGTCCACAGATGAACGAGCTGCACATGAAGCAAGCCAAGACCATGGAAGCTAGCCTCAAGAACCCTATGGCCATGACCAAGGACGAGAACGAGCAATCCTTCCACGTCACCAAGGACGGTTCTAGGGTCACTACCGAGCCTATCCCCCTAAGCCATATCGATTCCCACCTGGGCGGCAAAGATCGCCTAGAGCAAGCAGGATACAACCTGGTCCCAGTCAAGCGCGAGCGACTAGTCAAGCAACCAAACGGTCAGTGGTCCATCGAAGAGTACTGAGTACAACTACCTCAATGTGAGGTAACCATGACGATATTTATCGCTCTCGATCCAGCGCAGTCGACTGGATTTGCACTCGCTAGAGTAGACGGTACTCACTGCGAGATCTTCGACTACGGCTTCATTGACGTAGACAACTCCTCCGCTTACGTTGGAGATTGGTGCATCGACTTAATGTCGCGCATAGACACCATCCACGCAGCACACAAATTTACCGACATCGCCGTAGAGTCCTTCTTCTTCTCCTCGCGTTTCGTCAGTGGAACAGATATCAACCCAGCTTACAGAACCGCCATCCACATCTGGGCGCGGCAGAGAAACCTACCATACTCGATCCTGAACATCTCCTCGTGGAAGACGATCGTGGCTGGACGCTCTACTCCAACCAAGGAGCAGAAGGCAAAGTACGGCAAGGAAGCAGCCAAGAAGATCATGATCGTGCAAGCACTCTGGGAGCGTCACGGTATTCGCTTACCCAACCACTCTATCTCAGAGGCTACTGGTAAACCGATACTATTTCGCTACGACATCGGTGACGCCATCGGCCAAGCCATCTACCACGCTTACGAGAAGTATCGCTGCAAGACGTTCTCGTGTTCTGTTCCCGTTCCACCAGACGTCACTTTCCCACGTGTCTCCAAGAAACACTTCTCGTATGATGATCTCTGTATAACCCCTTCTGAAAAGGAGGACACAAATGGCAAAAAGAGTAAGTCTAGGAAAAGCAGATCAGGTACTATCTAAGAGCTTCGTCGATTCTATCGCAGAGTTGGGTGAGGACGAGTTGGAGCAACTGATCGTCAAGACAGAGCAAGAGATCCGCAAGATCAAGACAGAGAAGAAGAACGACTCTAAGTTGAACTCAGCCAAAGAGATCGCGAAGGATCTGTCTGCAGCTTACACGGCAGCTATCGCTCACAACGATGCAAAGAAGAACTTTCTGCTGGACAAGCTGGAAGAGCTGCAAGGTGGCGACGATGCTGACGAGTAGTATTCTGATGACGGTCTTGCTTGCTGCCTCCTCTGGAGAAGGCAAGAATAAGCCAGAGGCGAAGGAACCAGGGCAGGTCTATATCTGTGAGGCTGAGACAAGTGGCCCAGACAAAGACATCGATCTAAAGAACTGCAAGAAGCTGAAGCCAGAGCCTACACCTTCTCCCACGCCTAGGCCACCAAGTCCTCCTCGCCACTGATGTGGTATAATCCTACTATACTATAGGAGGGTTTATGTCTGAGATTTCACTGAAAAGTCAATACCTTGAGGGAGCCACGGGTTTAACCCAAAAGTTGGCGGACGCCTTTGAGCTCGGCAGAAGGTTCATTAGACCCCAATTTGATGACGTCCCTTTCAAGGACGCCGTAGCAGTGTCTACGACTTCGCCACACTTCACTATTTCAAACTCTGGTAGCAATACCTTGCTGTTAGCTGGCTACACCGTGCGTTATGATAACGCGGGTACTGAAGTAGAGCGCATAGTTGCTAGTCCACTGGTTGCTGGCTCTACATTTGACGTAACAGTAGCTCCTCCTGCTGCGGTTACCGGCAAGTCTCTACGCTACTCTAGCCCTAGACCTGCTGGCTACACCACTCTAGCCAATGAGCTTACCTCTGCAGCTGCTGCTGGCAAGACCTCATTCTCTGTATCCATCGAGACTTCCGACAACCCTTCCTACCTGCGCCTACAAGGCCACTATATGAACGCTTACTTCGCGGGTATTGAGTACGCTCTAGGTAAGGAAGGCATCTTCCCCACTTACGAGGTCAAGTTGACGTTGGACACCTCTGATACACTTGCTACCAAGGTTAAGTTCGCTTTCACATTCTGCTAATGTCTTGCCCTGATCTGGTATAAATATTCTTGCGACGAATCACGGGAGGAACATGCGTGAAATGGTCTGAGCAGCAAGAATTATTCCAAAGTATGGTAAACGAAGAGAAGCTACTACTTGAGAACAAGGGTAGGGAGTACTCATCAGATACCGACTCTCTGGCCAATTTCAAGACCAAGGCTGACATTGGTCTAACTCCAATGCAGGTAGCGATGGTGTTCATGGACAAGCACTACTCATCCATCAAATCGTACGTAAAGAACGGCAAGGAACTCTCCAGCGAGAGTATCGAGGGTAGAATCGCAGACATGCGTAACTACCTATTCCTTTTAGCTGCTCTCATCAAAGAGAAGAAGTCAGGAGAATAAATGGCTGTAGACAAGAAGACTCAGATACTTCGAAAGTATGCTGCCACGGCCAAGAAGCTTAGGCGCGATCCTAAGATGTCTGACCTGAAGGCAATTGGCGTAACCAAGGATATGGTCACACACCACTTCAATTCTCTAGGCTCCCTCAATCTTGCTGCACGAGAAGCTCACCCCGACAGTTTCTTCGACGTATCTATCGACTCCATCTACTCCAACAAGGCTCTAACAAATCTGCGCACAGAGGTGTCTAAGAACAAGCGGTTCGTGGTAACAACTGCGGTTACTGGGTGTAAGGTAAGTGATAATTTCTACGCGTCTATTAAAAACTACTGCAAAGTAAACGATGCTTGCCTCCTGATTCTAACTGCATCCGACCCAGCCAGCTCAGTAACTGCCTCCAGCTTTGGCATGATCGATACCAAGCTGCAGAACGAGACTATTGTGTTCGAGGACACGAAGCTAAACTCCAACGTGTTTCTGTCTACGATCAAGATGTCGGCCAAGCACATCGATCCCATCACTGGACTATCCAGAATCGGTCAGCGTAACGGTACGTTCCTGTACGCTTCTCCAAAGCAAAGACTGCAGGCAGTAGCGGTAGGTAACAATAAACTCCCTCACTTCCTCATGACTACTGGTGCCATCACAGAACCCAACTACAAGACCGAGCGGTATATGTCAGACCGCACCGCCTACATCGCAAACAACGACCACGTCATGGGTGCGGTGATAGTAGAGATACAAGACGACGAGATCTTCTTCTTCCGTCAGGTGCAGGCAAATGCCAAAGGCGAGTTCCCGGATCTTGGCGTGATGTACACTCCTAGCTCTTCTAAGCCTTACGCGCCTTCTGCTTTCGTCCTAGGTGACTGGCACTCTGGATCTACTGACCCAGATGCTAGATCCTGCTGGGAAGAAGTGATCCAGACGCTCAAGCCCAACATGGTCGTCTTACACGACTTATTCGACGGTAGGTCCATCAGCCACCACGAAGAGAAGGACATCGTACTCAGGTCGCAGCGCGCTGGACGCGACGAGCTCTCACTAGAGCTAGAGCTGCAGGGAGTAGCACAAGATCTGCAAGACCTATCTGAGATCACCAACAAGCTCATCGTAGTAAAGTCCAACCACGACCTCTTCCTAGAGCGCTACCTCAGAGAAGGTAGGTACGTCAAGGACCCATTCAACCACAGACTATGCCTGATCCTCGCACTAGACCTTATTGATGGTAACGACCCACTCAAGTCTGGAGTGGAAGTGTTTCTCGACAAGAAGGTCTCTGATAAGATATCGTGGCTCGGCATGGACGAAGATTTCAAGATCGCAGGTGTTCAGCTAGGCGCGCATGGACATGCAGGATCAAATGGATCCAAAGGCTCACTCCCTGCCATGGAACATGCTTACGGCAACTCCATCACTGGACACACGCACACACCTAGTATCCTCAGAGGCGCGTGGCAAGTAGGTACTAGCTCGTATCTGAAACTAAGCTACGTCAAGGGCTCTAGCTCCTGGCTACACAGTTCGTGCTTGCTCTATCCCAATGGATCTAGACAACTGATCAATTGCATTGATGGCAACTGGCGCCTCAAATAATCCCTCCGTATAATCTCAATATCAGAAACCCCAATCCTGGAGAAAACAGTGATTGCATTACTTTACCATGACGTCGAGACGACAGGTCTCGATTCTCGCCTCAACGATGTCATTCAGCTTGCTTGCATCCCAGTAATCAACGGTGTAGAGCAGAAGCACTTCAATGAGTTCTGTCAGCCGCTGAACTACGAGACCGTAGAGCAAGGCGCCATAGATGCCCACGGCATCACCGTTCAGAAGATGAAGACGTTTCAACTCCAGTCAGAGATGATCAAGTCTTTCGTGGCCTACCTCAAGCAGTTCAACTGCAACTTCGTCATGGCTGGCTTCAACATCAACTTCGACCGTAAGTTCCTAGGCGCCCTATTCCAAAAGCATGGGTTCAACGAGGAGTACCGAGAGTTCTTCTCCAACAACGTGCACGACGTGTACACTCGCGCCAAGCTACTCAAGTCCCAGAAGAAGATTGCCTCTGCTAAACTGGGTGTAGTGGCCGAGTACCTAGGTGTCACCCTAGACAACGCCCACGACGCGCTCAATGACATCAGGGCTACTATAGAAGTAGACGAGAAACTATCTGACCTTCTTGGCGAGCATCAGATGGAGACCAACTCCTCTGTTGTCCTACCTGACTTCGACGTATCAGAGCCTCCAGCGCTACACCTACACTCCGAGTACTCCGTCTACGACTCTGCAACTACCTCCGCACAGTGGCTCAAGTGGGCACAGAAGAACAAGGTCTCTGGAGTTGCGTTCCCGGACCACGTCTATGCTACTAGCTTATTCACCTCGGTCAACCCACCGATGAACAAAGAGACGAAACAACCCCTGTACCCAGACGTAACGATGGTGCCAGCTATATCCATATGGGTCAGGGACAACGGCCTAGAGTACACCCTCAACGCTTGGGCCACTAGCAACACCGGCTACCGCAATCTGATGAAGCTCTCTTCGCTGGGTTGGACCAACCCATACTCACTAGATGGCGACAAGAAAGTAGCGCCGTGCGTAGACCTAGAGACACTCAGCTCCCACAACGAAGACGTAGTGTTCGGCTCTGCTTGCGACAAAGGACTGCTGAGCGCCATACTGGACAGCACCATGGACTTCGATTCTGCGGTCAAGTACGTGACGCATCTGTCCACTAATTTTTCGCTCATGTTCGAGCTACTCACGCTAGATATCAACAAGTACTACAGCCAGGTGTACGGTATGACAGCCTACAACAAGCCAGCTCTGTCGCCGTATCAGAACAGAGCCAAGGCTATAAACAATCTGGCTTGGTCGCTCTCGAAGCGAAGCACCATCAGGTGTATCGTCTCTTCTGCGGCACACTTCATCGACGAGTCCGAGAAGATCGTCCAGGACTGCAAGATGAAGAACTCGTTCAAGGACGAGAGATACTTCTGGGAGTCCCGCCACCAGCGCAGTGCCAAGGAGCAGTACGCCATACTGGCATCCCACATAGAGGGATTCTCTTTGGGTTCTTGGATTGCACTCTGCAACAACGCCCAAGACATCGTAGAAGCGGCCAAATCAATCAAGATAAAGCACGACTACTTGCTACCAAAGATCGAGATCCCAGATGATATCAGATCTAAGACCGACGACTATGATAAGCAACTGTATTACTTGACCATGAAGAAAGTTGTAGAGCACGGCAGGTGGAATGAAGATCCTACCTACGTAGCTCGCTTCAAGAAAGAGCTGGACGTGATCTGGAAGAACGACACCATGAACTTCCTCGCGTACTTCTTGCTGTACGAGGATATCGGCTCCTACGCTAGGTCACAGGGCGTTCTACAAGGTCTTGCACGAGGATCTGCTGGTGGTAGTCTACTAAGCTACTACCTCAAGATCACCCACCTAGACCCAGTGAAGAACGATCTTCCATTCGAGCGATTTCTCTCACATGCTCGAATCAAGGCAGGATCATTCCCTGACGTCGACTCTGACTTTGGAAACCGCACCCCTATCATCGCGTATCTGAAGAACAAGTACGGTCTAGGCTTCGCACAAGTAGGTACGTTCCTAAAGATGAAGGTGAAGTCGGCGATCAAGCAGGCGATGTTTGCACTGTACGGTAGACCATCAAACGACTTTGAGATCGCTAGACTCTGTGACCTCATCCCAGACTCTCCACAGGGACTAGATGAGTTCAAGTTCGTCTACGGCTACGTGGACAGCGAAGATGTATCCCACAAAGGTGCAGTAGAGACAACACCAGAGCTGGCTAATTTCTTCAACCAGTACCCAGACTGTGAAGAGCTAGTAAAGAAGCTTCTAGGGCTACCAGCCTCACTTGGCCGTCATGCTTCTGCGTTCGTGGTATCTACGGTTGATTTGTCTGATGGTCGGGTTCCAACGTTCTCCATTGACGACAACGATCTGGGCGCTATCCAAGTGGTACAACTAGACGGCGCGATGACTGAGAAGTCGGGTCTAGTCAAGGCGGATATCTTGGGCGTGACTACGATTCAAACCATCTCTGACTGCATTAAGCGCATAGGTAAGAGACATAGAGCAGATCTGCTAGAAGAAGACGACAAAGGCGTAGCACTCATATATCGCCTACCCGAAGATCCATCCGTGTACACTGATTTCTACAACAGGAAGACCGACTCCAGCTTCCAGTTCAACACGGATTTGATCAAGGGTTTTGTAAGAGACTTCGCGCCACAGTCAATCAAAGACCTCGCGGACCTCACGGCCCTAGCTAGACCCGGTGCACTCGATGTCGAAGCGGCACCAGGTATCTCTGCGACCAAGCAGTACACCTTAGTGCGCAATGGTCAAGCTGACCCAATATACGTCCACTCAGAGCTAGAGCCAATACTCAAAGAAACGTATGGGGTTGTAGCCTACCAAGAGCAGCTCATGAAGATCCTGGTAGATATTGCTGGCTACACTCTAGAGGAGTCTGACCAGATCCGCTCTGCCATCGCGAAGAAGAAGCGAGACGTGATGACCAAGGCTTTCGAGCGGATACGCGAAGCTACGGCCAAGCGTGGCTGGACACCAGTGCAAGCACAGGGACTTTGCGACGTCTTGACTGCATACTCTAACTATAGCTTTAACCGTAGTCACAGCTTCGCCTACGCTTCTCTCGGCTACATCACTATGTACCTCAAGCACCACTATCCGCTAGAGTGGTGGGCATCTGAACTCAACCTCTCCAACGAGGACAAGCTCCGTAAGTACATGGGTGTGATCGGCAACCTCATCCAACCACCCAATCTCAAAGTCCCGTCCATGGAGTGGGAGATAGTTGACGACAAGATCTCTGCGCCGCTTACTTCCGTGAAGGGCATCGGCGAGAAACCAGTCAAGCAACTGATGGTGAATGCACCGTATGAATCCTTCGAGGAGTTGCTGAACACCAACGAGGGCCGCATCTTTCACATAGGTTCGTTCTCTGCCTGTCTCAAGGCCAGAGCCACTGATTGCTTCCTGGACCCATCACTACCCTACAAAGAAGCGAAGAAGAAACTGGTCTCTGCTTTCTTCGCTGCTCGCGGTAAGGATCCACGCCTAGTTGACAACGTACACAAGCGCAACGACATCAAGAAGAAGCAAGTAAAGCAGAAAGCGTTCGATCCGATATTCGAGGAGTCAGACCCTTTCAAGCTGTACCTTATGGAGCGAGAGGTATCCAAGGTCTTCTCGAAGTCTTTGCTGTCGGACGGTATGATTCGTGGCTGGCTTGAGTCTAACCTTGCAGCACTCAAACCAACCGGTAAGTCTCCGCTGCCGTACGTTATGGGGGAAGATCAAACGCCATTTCTCAGGGACGTGGATGTGATGGCCAGACTACTAGAGAAGAATCCAGATATGGACAACTCGTTCTACGGGATCTTCCTGTTTCAGGGTTCAAGTGGAAAGAGTGGCACTTCAAAGAAATCTGGCAGACCATGGCAGAAATTGGAAGTAGAACTATCAGACGGAGTTAGAACTATCTATTGTACCATTTGGGACACAGATAAGCCGTTGAGATGGAACGTAGATATGCCAGTTATAGTCTATGGAAAGCTAGCACTAGACTGGCGCTCTAGGCCAACACTAGTTATTAAAAGTATCGAGAAGATAGAAGATATTATTTTTAGGAGAAAGAATGACAAAGTTCGTAATATCTAAAGAAGTCCCAGCGGAGCTGTCCAACTATGAGATGAGGATAGATCCACCAACGCTTCTACAAGAAGTGCAGAACTGCTGGAACCACAGACCGGTAAATGGCTTGACTGGCCCAAACTGGCTTAGGCAGATCGCTAACGAGATCACAAAGTGGGATAAGAGCTTCAACCCATATCGTACTATCACCCCAAGCGAGTTCCAGGGTATCCCATACTCTACCCCAGAAGAAGTAGCGGCTATCGTACTTAGGATGGTAACAGAGCGATACCCTGGCCTCACCGACGCTTGGGTCGAGCACTGCATAAAGCACAAGCCGCCGTTCACGAAGCTGATCTGGTTCACTGGTGACTTCAAGCAGACAAGTAAGTTCTCTGCTAATTTCGTCGACCAAATTGATTTGTCTGAGGTAGACGAGTACATGGGTCGCCACGCCGTCAAGAAGCCAACTGGGATGCCGCTAGGCAAAGGCACTAAGGGTAAGCAAGAGAAGACCATCCAACAAGTAGATGAGCTCACGCTGTCGCTAGAAGATTAACCCTGCAAGATATATCAATGGGTATAAATACGTACGAAGAGAATTTCCTCTTCGTATTTTTTTATTGGAGTCAATATGACACGAGCAAAGACAGCACTGAACGTACGCGCATTCGAAGACAAGCGAGAGATGACACGCCACAAAGTAAACTCAGGTGAAAACATCTATCGAATCCTCCCTCCATTTGGGGAGCAAGCAGATGGCTATCCCTACAAGCGATGGACACTGGCTTGGCTTCTAGATCCTTCAACCGGTAACCGTCGACCATTCGCGTCGCCATGGTCGTTCGGTCACGAAGCATGCCCAATCGGCGAGTATGTGCGTCAACTCCAAGACAAGAAAGAAAGCATCGAGCAGAAGCTTGCTGCTACAATGGAAAAGGATGAGATCAAGGAAAAAGTCAAGTCTATTACGGAAACCATCAACGCAGTCAAGGCTAAGTCGACCTTCTTCTACAACGCAGCCAATAAGTCAGGTCAAGTAGGTGTTCTGGAACTCAAGAAATCTGCTCACGACGCTCTCAAGAAGGTCTACACTGGGTATATCTCGGACTACAGTTTCGACCCTACCTCGCTCAACTCAGACCAAGATGACTCTGGCGTATGGGTCAAGATCTCTCGTACCGGATCCGGCATGAGCACCGAGTATGCGGTAGAAAAGAACCAGAACAAGGTCAAGAACAAAGAGACAGGCAAGATCTCGTTCGAAGACGATCAGTCCGAGCTTCCAGCTGGAATAGTAGACAACTACGATTCCATGGCTACTGACCTATTCAAGTTGTATCGAGAAGTTTCCTACGACGATCTCAAGGACATATTGCTCTTCAACCTAGCGCAGCTCCATTCTTCTTTCGTCAAGGATCTGGGTGAGAAAGCAGCAAACCTAATCCTCGTCCCAGGATTCGAGTTTGACCACCTACTCGATGAGGAGCCAGCACCTAAGACAGCACCTAAGCCGCAACCACAAGCTGCACCTAAGGCTAAGGCTATGCCTAAGTTTGACGACGAAGAGGAAGAAGAACAACCACGCCGCACATCTAGACCTGCTGCAGTGCTTGTATCAGATGAAGATCTCGATATCCAAGTTAAACCAACCAAGAAGACGCTCAGTAAGTCTAGCGTATTTGATCTCGCAGAGGACATCTTGAGCTAAGGGGATAACCATGTCTGCTCTGATACCTTTAGAGGACATAGAGTCTCGACTAGACTCTATCGATATAAATAAGCTAAACGACTACGTACGTAAGCTACAAAACATAGATCAGGGTCACAACAAGAACCTCGCGCCAGGGATGATGCGAGACTTCATCGTGGCTCAGGATATAGCATCTGTATTGCTTGCTCGTGCCGTCCAAGCAGAGATGCTCGCTAAGTCCGCGGTAGAGACAGCAGAGGCTATCGCTACCCTAGACAAGGCGGACGATTACTTCTCAGCCAAGAACCAGAAGGCTACAGACAAGATGCGACAGGCTTATGTAGCACTAGACCCAGACGTCAAGCAAGCCAAGGAACTACATGCTAGGTCGGTAGCTATAGTTACCCTGGTGAAGAATAGAGTGTATGAATTCAAGTCGGGTTACGAAGCGGTGAAGCAGTTGTGTAGAGATACCCAGCAGACCCCATGGGAGGGGATTGGGTGATTAGTGTTCATGAAAATAAAATAAAGGAGAACTACAATGACAAACAAGTGGATGAGTAAACTTACACGTGAGTTCGGCACACAGGCGTCAGAACTCAAACAGCCCAAGTGGGCTCCAGTGCCGTTACCGTCGCCTTCACTGAATTGGGCAACTACAGCCGGCGGTTTCACACCAGGCAAGGTGACGATAGCTTACGGACCAGAGTCAAGCGGTAAGTCAATGATCTGCATGATGGCTATTGCCGAGCTGCAGAAACGCGACTCAGAAGCTATCGCTATCTGGTTCGACGCTGAGTATAGCTTTAATGCAACTATGTTCGAGAAGGTAGGCGGCGATCCAAGCAGGTTGGTTGTTCGTAAGTCTAATGACCCCCTGAAGATCTTCGACTACATCGGCGGCGAGATGCTAGAGATGCTACAGGACGGAGCTCCGATCAAGGCTATCGTGATCGACTCCATCAAGTCTATTAGGTATCCAAAGGATGTCAGGAAGCAGACTACTGATCAAATTATGGGTGGCTCTGGTTCACAGTACCTCGGTAGTGCTCTCAAGCTCGTCATCCCAGTTATTGCCGAGTACGGACTACTGGGTATGTTTATCCAACAAGTCACGGCGCAGCTCGATCCGATGAAGGCTCTGCGTAATCCGTACGTGATCAGTGAGGGTCACGCGCTCAAGCACGCAGCCGACCTCATGCTCGAGATTACCAGGGTCGACTCTAAGAAGGGTGTTCTAGAGCACGGCGAAACTATCTCTGGTGCTGCTGCTCAAGTAGGCCATATGGTCAGGGTCAAAGTGAAGAAGAATCGTCTCGGTGCACCAGCGCGTCAGGCACAGTTCATGTTCCACTACGACAAAGGTGTGATCAACCAAGGTGAAGAGATATACGATCTGGCCAAATCATTGGGTGTGATCTATCACCCCAAGAACCCAGAGACAGGCAAGGAGAACACCATGATGTGGCAGTTCAGCAATCTGCCACCAGTGCGTGGTGAGCCTGCTATGAAGCAGATGGTCACATCAGACAAAGCCCTGCAGAACAAGATACTAGAGGCCTGCTATGCTTATGCTGATGTCCCTGCTGTTACTGACGCGGATGGCTTTGTCTCAGACCTCTCCGACGAGGAACTCATCTGATGCAGACTAGAAGACAGAGTGTCTACGAGGCTTGGACCAACACGATACTCGGGTTGGCCATCAGCCAAGGGGTGCTCATGTTGTTCGAAGTGCCTGCGGGTAAGGCTGCGATTATGGCCATAGTGATGGTCTTCATCTCTACGCTTAGAAACTATATGGTTAGAAGGGTTTTCAATAGGATGAGCACAGATGTCTAAGATTCTCTGCGTAGGCGATCTTCATCTCAGTCACACCCGGCTTGCGCTGTGTAGCAGTGTCTTGAAGTGGATCGCTTCGACTATAGTCGAACACGAACCAGACGCCGTGGTTTACCTAGGTGACGTCTTCGATACCCACGCCGTAATACGCTCGGAGTGTTTGGGTATCTGGACCAACCATCTACGCAACACCCTAGACTACTGCGCCACCTATTGGATCGCGGGTAACCATGAATTTTTCAAACCCAATGACTCCACTTACAATGCCCTCATCCCGTTCGCTGCTTGGCAGCACAAGCACTTAAAGATCGTAACTCAAACAGTAAAACTAGACGGTCTTGGCTTCGTGCCGTATCTACCGCACGGCCAGTCTTGGAAGGAGGCGACTAGTGGGTTTCGATCAGATGTTACGTTCACACACAATACTTTTCTTGGAGCAGACCTTGGATCGCGACTCGCTGAACAAGGTATTGCTGGCGAAGAAGTTTCTGGAGACCTTATCGTTTCTGGGCATATACATAAGCGACAACAACTCTCAATGGGACGAGGCTCATCTCCTACTACAGTACTCTACCCAGGAACACCATACTCCTGGTCGGCGAACGACGTAGATATGACCAAGGGTCTAACCATCCTAGACTCTGACACACTGCAAACTGAGTTCATCGAGTCCCCGTTTCCAACGTGGCGTAAGGTCGAGGTAGACTTATCTGTAGCCACCGAGATCTCCATACCAGATAGGGTTAGCGCCAAGGATCATCTCTTGCTGCATCTTACCGGCTCCAGAGCTACTATAAAACCCATAGTAGGCGGTAGGCTAGTAGAAGACCTTAGGTCTAAGTACGCCTCGGTCTCTGTTTCAACTAAATTCATAGACTCTGCCAAATCCAATGCCAGTGTAAGCAGCGTCAGCACTAGCTCCATATCTGAAACGGTAGAATCCTTTATGTCAAGGGTATATAAGGGCTCAGCACAGGCAGAAGACGTCAAGAGGGTGGTTCTAAACGCCCTAGGGGAGAAGAGATGAGCATAAGAGAAGAAGATCTTAAGGATCCATCCTACTGGCTAAAGTGGTCTATAAACGCGGGCTTGGCTACAGATGCAGTCAAAAATTCTTTGTATAGCTACGGATACCTATCCCACAAAGACGTGAAAGCCGCTGAAGTTGTTATAAATGTTGAGTCAAAGCAAGTTGACTATAAGCTCTACCTGCCAAAGAAAACCCACGCCTCTTACTTCAAATACCATGAGTTGATGAAGTCTGGGGGTATAATTGACCTATGGCGCGCTAAGCGTCTGTTGAAGAGGTATGGTAACTTGGAGATACACAACGTGCTTATGGACTTCGTATCTAAGCTGTGTGGATCTGATTGGGCTACCACTGTTTACATCGGACTTGAGGAAGACTTTGTTGAAGACGGAGGAGAAGAGACGGCTTGATGCCATAATGAATCTGACCGAGGACCATGAGCTCCAATCTGAGCTGTGGATACTTCTCTCAGAGACTCCCTCTCTTTCTCCAAAGCAAGCTCTAGAAGAAGCTATTCGCAAAGCAAAGACCGATGACCTGGTTTTCAGAGCTATGGGTGATCTACTAAAGACACAACCTAAGACTCACACGTTGGTACTGCTTGACTCTCTAGAGCCAATAGAGAGATCCATAGTGGTCATGATGATGCTGGGTCTCAAGCAAGACACAATACGCGAGTACAACCACTTAAGTTATATACGGTATAACCAAGCGGTTAGCGCCTTAGTATCTTCTAAGGCCTGGGGGATCTTCATTGAAGAAGAAGCTAAATCTAGAACAGAGACAGGGCTTAGAAGAAGCCCAGGTAAGAACTGCTGAGACATACCTAAACATCCATGGTAACAACCCGCTTTCTGACTTAGAGTCAGCCCCGATGCTGGAAGCATTTCTGGTTGGCTACTCTATAGACGAAGTGGCAGACCGGTATCCGCACGCAGATAGGCAGAAGCTTATCTACACGGCTGCAGTTAATGGGTGGGCAAAGAAGCGCCAAGAGGTAGCAGCATCTATCTATGACAGGGTTAGAGCTAAGTTAGTTCGCTCTGTCGTGGAGCAAGTAGACCACATGACCGACTTGCTTTCGGTAGCGTCCACAGAATCCAAGGCACAGATAGCGGCGTATCTACAAGACCCTGTTGCAAACCCGCCGCCGCAGAATAGAATTAGATCCATGAAGGAATACAAAGACGCCATCGAGTCTTTGATGAAACTAACCGAGAAGGTATCGGTCCTAGGCTCCAACAGGGACAACGCTAAAGGTAGCTCTAAGCAGAAGGCTAGAGCAAAGACAGACTCTGGCTACTCTTCTAAGGAAGCAGCTACGCTAGCTCTACTCGCTGGTGATGACAGTGAGTAAGCATCGAAAACAAATGTTGAACGTAGGCAAGAAGTGTACTTATGGTGTATGTGAGAAGCCCGCATTCTCCCGCACACTCTGTAGGTACCATTACCGTCTAGTTCACGACGAAGGTGGTCTAGCAGAAGAGAAGAAGCTAAATAAAGAGCTAGACAAGAAAGAGGCGAAGGAGAAGAAGCGTCTTCAGACGCTCAGTGCTCTTTCTGATGAAGAGCTTAAAACTCTATTTCTGACGCCGTGCAAGACTAGACAAGAGCTCATGAACTTCGTTAAGTTCTTCTTTGGTCTCCACATGCCCGAAGTCAACGTATCTCGCTACACGGATACAAATCCGTTCGATGCTCTATGGGAACTGTACCAAATAACGGTCCTAAATAAGAACCCAGATAATATAAAAGAACTTGTGTACTGCGCCAGTCGTGGCTCAGGGAAAACGCTTTCTGTTGCTATTGCTCAGCTACTTGCTGTTGTTCATGGTAAGCGAGACGTGGTTCACGTTGGAGCTATCCTAAGTCAGGCCGAGCGTTGCTACGCTTATGTCAAGGGCTTCATACTCGCTCGATATGTCAAGAACATTCTTTCTCCGCCAGGAGTCACAGAAGACAACCGAATCCTACGCAAAGACACGATGCACAAGTCGATCCTAAACTTCGGCACTCGCGACCATACCATCGAGATCGTACCTTGTACGCTCAAGGCTGTCAACGGACCACACGTTAGTTTTGTTACTGTGGACGAAGTGGATACGCTTGCTACTGGTGAGCAGATGAAGGCCTACAAAGACATCTCGGGTATGCTTGACTCTCGTGATGGCAAGAAGCCACTGCGTGTAAACATCTCTACCAGAAAGTCCCGCTACGGACTGATGAACCAACTCATGGAGAACGCGGAGAAGCAGGGTAGGACGGTTCGTCGCTGGACTGTCTTTGAGTTCATGGAACGTTGCCCAGAATCTAGGTCTGGAGTTGGCAAGCAGTCTTACTACATCGATCAGATGAAGTTCGACACTAAGACCGAAGCCGAGTTCGTGAATGTACCAGAACAGGCCAAGAAAGAATACGCGAAGCACGACATGTACGTAGGTTGCTACAAGTGTCCAATCGCACCAATTTGCCTAGGTGATGCCAAGAAGCAAGTCTCTAAGTCACCGATGCTCAAATCTATCGATGAGATCGGTCAGAAGGTGTTATCTGAAGGACCAGACTGGGCTCTGTCTCAGCTCATGAATCTGAAGCCATCTGTTGAGGGCATAGTCTACAAAGAGTTCGATGAGCGCCAACACATCTGCTCATGGAACAAGATGTGGGAGAAACTAACATCAACTAACTTCCCCGGTACTTGCGACCACGACACCTTCGTGAAGAAGTGTTTATCCATGGGGCTACAAGCTTACGCCGGTATCGACTGGGGTTGGAGTAACCCATCTACGTTAGTCGTATTTTTTATAGATAAGAAAGAGAACGTGTTTGTCGTTAGGTGCGATGGGCAAACCTATATCTCCAACCCTACTTGGATCAACTACATTAAAACTAAGTGGCACAATAAATACAAGGTGAGCCTATACTCCCCTGACTCCGCAGATCCAGGCAACATACAGGAGATGCAGAAAGCTGGTCTGCCTACCTCAGATAAAGCAGGCAAGTCTAAGATCTCTACTGGGGTGCAGGTTATCAAAAAGTGGCTCAAGGCGCCTGGCTCAGGTGAGGCCAAGATCTTCCTCTCAGAAGAGACCTGTCTGCCAATGATCAAAGAGTTCCAGTCCTACCACTATAAGACCTCGCCTGATGGCATAGTGAGCGACGATATCGACACAGAGTACGACCACTGGTTGGACGCGCTTCGCTACGCTATGGAGGGGATCTTCGGTAAGGCCTCAGTAATACTATCTTCTGAGTCTATGGAGTCCATGGACACTACAACTATAGTCAACGCCAGTGGTCAGTACCTAAGACCGCCCACACCATCCGAGTGGGCGCAAGTCAATAATATTACGATCAATAGCCCAGATACAACCAAGATAGGCAAGGTGGGCAGGTGGTCAGAGCTAGAGGGCGATGATGACCTAGATGTGGGTGGCGAAGGCGGCATGATGTGGACGTTCTGAAAAAGTATAAGGCCACTATTGCGTTGTGCTACCTAATAAAGAGCAATAAGGTATAATCATTAAGAAGCATTAGGAGAAGCAGATGGCCAATTGGTTTGACGACCTACGAAATTCGCTGATAGACTCGTTGAAGTCTGACATCAAACAAGCCACTTTAACTGGCTTGGAAGAGCCACTCGAGAAGTCTGCCGCACCAGATAATGGTGAGACTGTGGGCCGCAAGGCGCTACTGCTCGATCCTTACTACGAGAACACCTCTGCCAACTACTACCTCACTAGAGGTAGACTATCTCGTATCTCAAACAGGACGCTCAAGGACATATCGGTTCGCGACTGGCTTGTTTCCGTAATCATTCAAAACCGCGTAGACACTTTCCTACGCTTTGCTAGACCTGCCCACGACCGCTTCAAGATGGGTTACAAGTTCTCCCGCCGCGATGGTCAACAGGTGACAGATGAAGACAGAGAGCAGATTCATTTTCTAGAAAACTTCGTCTACAATTGCGGCAGAACAGACAGTCTCCCCAGTGGCGATGAGATGAACTTCGGTGAGTTCCTAAAACTGACCGTCAGAGACGCACTTACGTTTGGCTACATCGGTGTCGAGAAGATCCTCACCAGAAGCCAAACACTACACCGCTTCCGACCAATCCCTGCTGAGACTCTCTATAGGATCAACCCGCAGAGCAGCAGGGAAGTGGTTGAACAAACTGCAGAAAGTGCTAGGTCTACCTACCACAGGAAGAAATCAGACAACGATCCCAAGTCAGAAGGTACCATATACCCACGTGAGATCGACTACTACAAATACGTTCAAGTCACTTCAGATGGGTTGCCTATTGCTGTGTTTGGTGACGAAGACCTTATCTTCAAACTAGCCAACGCACAGAACTTCGCTGACTCCAATGGCTACTGTATCTCAGTGGTTGAGCAAGCTGTGATCATGATCACCAGCCACTTGAATGTAGAGAACTACAACGCAAACTACTTCACCCACGGCTACGCTTCCAAGGGTATACTGCACCTCAAGGGTACGGTCACACAGAATGCGCTAGCTGCGTTTCGCCGTCAATTCTACAACACCATCTCTGGTACTCAGAACGCTTGGCGCACACCTATAGTCGCTGGTCTAGATGATGTACAGTGGGTGCCAATGTCTGGCTCCGCTAGAGAGATGGAGTATATCAACTTCAACTCGCATATCATGCGTGCCATCTGCGCTCAGTTCCAAATCGACCCGATCGAAGTCGGTCTAGACTACCTCACTTCGGCCAATGGTCGTGCTGCATCCAATGCCAAGGAATCAGGCCAATTCAAGATCACCTACTCCCGTGAGCGCGGCTTATTGCCACTACTGCTCATGGTCGAAGACATGATCAACAGCGATATAATCAAGGCCTATGACTCGGAGTTGGCCGATAAGTATATCTTCAAGTTTCATGGCTATGACGATAACACCGCTCAGACTGACGTGGCACTGCGCCAAGCCCAGATGACTACGTTTGCTTCGATGAATGACCTGCTAGTAGCAGAGGGTAAGAAGAAGATAGAGCTACCAGTGGCTGATGTGCCGCTGAACCAATCTTTCTGGGGCTTGATTGAGAAAAACTACACTCGTGGCGAAATTAGAGAGTTCTTCTTCGGTGACAAAGGTGCATCTAAGCGACCTGAACTCCAGTATCTGCCTGCTGATCCACAGTTCCTAGCTTGGTCGCAGATGCTCCTAACCATGTCTTCCCAGAAGAAGCAAATGGAAGACCAGAAGGAAGCACAAGAGCAACAGCAGCAACAACAGCAGCAGCAGTTGGAGCAACAGCAGGAGCAAGCCGACCACGACAAGCAGCTACAGCTAGGCCAAGACCAACGTGAGCAAGAAAAGCACAAGCAAGAGATGTCTACTGTAGAAGATCAGAAAGCACAAGCAGCAGTCAACCATGGCCAAAGTCTACACGACGCAGCGAAGTTATTTGGCGCCAGTGGCGCAGACCACGTGGGTGGCAAGATAATGAAGAACCCAATGAATTTGTTTTCAGATGAAGAATAAGAAAGCGTCTACCCAGTAGCGTGACTAACTATGACCATACAAGACAATGAAGACATACTGGGGTCGGTAGAGAGCATTAGGCGTAGGTTTAAAACTGAAGCCAAACGCGACCCTGACGCCGTAAAGATGTCCTTCCTAGATGAGGTCAATGCGCTAGTCCGCAAGATCTTTCGCGAAGATGACGTTAGTGTCTACGATGCGTTCTCGCCAGAGATGCTTGAAAAATGGAAGCGACGTCGCCTCAGGCGTCTACTGAGTAAGGTAAACCCACACAAGATTTTCTTGTTCCTACTGTTGCTGACCATAACCGGTTTCTTGGTCACTCAAGCCTTACCCTTCTATGCTCTTGACGGTGTGATATCCACAAGCACTTGGGTGCAAGCTATACTCACTGAGATTTGCTTTGTGTTCGTCAGCTCATACAGGGCGGTTGGGTGGTTTCAGACCTCCATCGCCTACGTAGCTAGAGCTGGGATATTCTCACTGATGCTCTTTGTAGTGTCGGCTGAGGTGTTGATGCAGGGTACCAATCAAGTCAATGAGATCAACGTCATTGCCCAGAAGATAGAGATCATCCAAGAGCAGATAAAGCAGAAGGATGATCTGATCAAGTTCTACAGGGACAAGGGTTGGGGAAACTCTACTAAGAAGCAGTCTGATGAGAAAGATGCTCTACTGAAGGAGCTACTGAACCTCAAGAACCAGCAGATAGAAGGTAAGAACCAGGAAGTCTCAGATATAGTTCAGTACAAGACATGGGGTAAGGCGTTCTTTCGAGTGGTCTTGATTCTCATGTCCGTACTGATCTCTAGGCGACTATTCAGTCTCTAGTCTTCTACAGCAACTACTTCTTTCTCTATCTTAGCTTCTTCTTTGGGTGCCTTAGCTTTTGCCTTAGGTGCGGGTTCCTTCTTTGCGGAAGGAGCCTTAGGACCCTTAGCTGCTAGTTCTTCCAAGATAGCCTTCATTCTCTCGATATTTTCTTGTCTCATGGCTTACTCCTTAAGCGTCTGGATCTAGTACGGTTACTTTGAAAGCTGCGTGTGCTCCATTTACGGAGCCTGCGTCCAAAGCTGCCAGCGATGCGTTCATATCGGTCTGCAGCTCAGAGAGTGCAGCCAAGATGTCGTCCGCTAGGCTCTTGTTCGCCAACGCAGAGCGCAGTGAAACCCTTAGGGTAGCCTTGTGCTGTGCGCCGCCGAGGAAGTCATCTGGATTTACAACAGATACACCAGCCGTGGCAACCCAGTCAGTTGCAGCAAGCGTTCCAGCTTCTGCATCTAGCTTGGCCAACATAACAGCGTAAGCCGTAGCCGACTCAGCGATGGTCTCGATGATCTCGTCCGCTAGCTTCTTGTGAGCTAGTGCAGAGCGTAAGGCTTGCCTAAGCGTAGCCTTGTGCTGTGCTCCGCCAATGCCTACGTCAGCGTTGATTGGAGTAACTGCTGCAGCTGAAGCCACGTAGTCTGTATCCAATGCCACATCTGTGTCTGCATCGAGCTTGTCCATAGTCCCGTTCCAGCTTGCCTGAAGCGAGTTGATCGCAGCCAGAACCTGGTCTGCTGCCTTCTTGTGGGCTAGTGCAGAGCGTAGTGCCTGCCTCCTGGTAGCCCTGTGTTGTCCTGCCATTAGTTGTATCCTCCATATAAGACGCACGATTATTCGTGTCAACTAACCCTATTACTATATCACGGTCTTTGTGTAGGTTTAAGTTGGACGATACCCTTATCCCCACTTACTCATTGAAAACACACGGGTATAAATCAATAATGGAATAGATAGGAGACAATATGGCTTGGATTATCCTAGAGGGCGCAGATAAAGTAGGCAAGTCGACCGTGGCTAAACACTACGAGTCCAAGGGTTTTCAAGTCATACACTTCTCTGCCCCACCCAAAAAGTACTATGCCCCAGGCTATGCTGGCCCAAGCTACGTAGATGACTTGGTCGAGCGCTTAGTCCCACTATCCGGCAAGGATGTCTTATTCGACCGGTCCTGGTATGGTGAGCTCATCTGGTCCAAAGTCTACAACCGTCCATGCCTAATAAACGAAGATGACCTAGAGCTGCTCTCAGAACTAGAGCAGCAGAACGACACGCGTAAAATC